AGTAAATGTATGCGTAGTCTATGTTACTCTAGGCCATTCGGTGTCAAATCAGATAGCATCACCATGTTTCCTGATATTACAGACTTTGAGATTATCATGTATGCAGAACCTGAGTACAGGTTTAACGTGGCATTACCAGATGGTACAAAGGCTGGAGTGATAGCAGGTAACAGGCGACTGATAACAAAGCAGACAGAACTATTGGATTTGATATGGGAGCAAACTGGTATCTACCATGAGCCACTAAAAGCAAAAGACTTTAGAGCAAAACTGACAGAGATTAGAAAGAACTCTGTTAAGATATCACCACCTGCAGGCACACAGATAGAGGATAGATTAAGAGAGGAATTGTATCAATACTGTGTTAACGGGCCAAGAGCTAAACAAAGAATACAGATAAATAGTGGGTCATGTTTAACAGAAGAGGGTTATCATTACTTTAGATTTAATTCTTTTATAGATCATCTAGGTGCAAGTTGGAAAATACCAGAGGAGAGAATAGCACAAAAACTAAAAGATAAGTGTGGTGTGGAGTTTAATCATTCTCTAAACATAGATAATAAAACTGTCAAAGTATGTAGATTAGAACAGATGCATATAGATAAAATAGAATACAAACCAGTAGAAAGAAAAGGAGACAACTACTAATGAGATATAAAGTTGTAGGTCCACCGGGCACAGGTAAGACTAGGAGATTACTAAACAATGTGCAAAGATATTCTGATATAGGTGTGCCTTTAAATAAAATAGGTTACTTTGCATTCACTCGTAAAGCTGCAGGTGAGGCAAGAGACAGATTCTTAAAAGTAAAAACAGAACTTACAAAGAAAGATATAAGATACTTTCAAACACTACACTCTTTGGCATTTAATACTCTTGGCCTCAAAGAAGAAAACGTCATGCAGGAACTAAACTATAAAGTAATAGGTGAGACTTGTGGCATACAAATAAAATATGCATCATATGAAACTAATAACTGGAACGGTATCTTTTCATCTGACAGTGAATATTTAAGCATGATAAACCTTGCAAGAGTTAGAGAGATATCCGTCATGGATCAATTAGATAGAAACGAACATCTATCAAGAATAGAACGAGATAAACTAGATGCCATAGAACAAGAGATAAACAGCTATAAGAAAGTATTTGGTCTAATTGATTTTACTGACATGATACAAAAGTTTTTAGATAAAGGTGTTTCACCTAAGTTTGATGTTATCTTTGTAGATGAGGCGCAGGATCTATCTTTAATACAATGGTCTATGATAAAAAAGATTGAGAAAGATACAAATTGTGATGTATGGGTTGCAGGAGATGATGACCAAGCTATCTTCGGTTGGGCTGGTGCAGATGTAGACTCTTTTATAAATTGGGAGGCGCAGGAGATACCTCTAAAACAATCAGAAAGAGTGCCAACTATTATACAGAAAAAAGCATTAGATGTCATTGATAGAATACAAGAAAATAGGATTGACAAAGAGTATTTTCCAAAGGCTGAATCTGGAGAGATTTTTGAAAGATATAAATTATCTGACATAGATATGTCGAAAGGTGACTGGTTAATTTTAACAAGAACTAAATCATTATTAAAACCTGTTATTACTTTTTTAAAAAAGAAAGGTTTCTTTTTTAATACTGCACAAGGTAATAGTATAGGTAAGAGTTTATATGAAGACATACAGAACTGGTCTAAGTTACAAAAAAAGATAGAGTTACCAGAGATACAAGTACAAAGAATTAGAGAAAGAATAGAGGGTTCAATGAACTTATCTTTAAAATGGTATGATGTATTTAATAAACTAACAGACAGTCAAATAACTTACATGAAGTTATTACTGTTAAATGGTGAGAATCCTACAGAGGATGCAAGAATAAAAGTATCAACAATACATGGAGCAAAAGGTGGTGAGGCCACAAACGTAGTATTATTTTTAAATGAAACAGCAAACACAATTAAAGGAGCAAAAAAATCTGCAGCTAAACAAGATGAAGAATACAGAGTTTGGTATGTGGGTATTACACGAACTATGAAAAATTTATATTTAATAAAATCACAAAACAAATCTAAGGAGTTTAAATTATGAGTGCATATGACAAACAAATTTCTGGTGCACACTACATCAGTTTTAAAATACAGCCCTCTAAGTTTATAAATGATAATAAGTTGCTTTTTGCAGAGGGTAACGCTATAAAGTACATATGCAGACACCCGCACAAGGGGAAAAAGGATGACATATTGAAAGCCATACATTATTTAGAAATGATAATTGAAAGAGATTATAAATGATATTTAAGGCACAAACGGAATGGGTTAAACCTAAAGAGTTTCCGGATCTAAGATTTTGTGAAGAGATTGCAATCGACTTAGAAACACACGACCCAGATTTAAAAACTATGGGATCTGGTTCTGTGATTGGTAAGGGTAAGGTCGTAGGTATTGCAGTTGCAACAGATGGCTACTCTGGATACTTTCCATTCGATCATGAGGGTGGTGGTAATCTAGAAAAAAGTAAAGTAATTCAATGGTTTACAGACATTTGTAAAACTACTTCTACAAAAATATTTCACAATGCCATGTATGATGTGTCATGGATCAGAGCCATGGG